GGGTTCTCCAAAAGCGCACCACTACTAGGACAAAACACACGTCTATAGAAACCTTGCAGAAATGCAGGGAGACTAGTACGGGGCCCTCTCTTAAAAGAGGAGGCCTCCGAAGAGACGACGGCACCTTGGTCTAGCCACTTTTCGGTAGCCTTTCCAAGATCCGCCAGGGTTACGGCTAAAAACCATAACCCCTCGTGTTCTGTCCGGCTCTTGACATATGTTATGTCAAGAGTGGCGCTTGTGCAGCATCGCACAGCCAATTCATTGGCTGTGCTGGACCAGAGTGATATCAGGCTTTTCATGGATACCCCCTTTCAAAGGGATTGTCCATCCTTAGCCTAACGTCATCTGCAGCTTATCTCTAGCTAATTTATGACTAGCGTCGAGATAAGCTCAATGAGCCGAGAGACGATTGCAATCGCAGCAACCGCAAGTGCGATAGCCTTAGGGCTAACGTAAATACGGATGTCCACGATGCGACCGTCCTCAGCATGAGGGGCATGTTTATCGGATTTTATTTCAACCCGATTCACAGGCTTCACGTCAGTTAAACGCTCCATAGGGTGACTAATCCTATAGAACGAAAAACCGACATTCGGATGTAAGAACTAACACCCAGGATCGAGCTTTCGCTCTACCGGGGTGGGATCTGGGTTCCTACTCGACGGGCCTTGCGGCTCGACAGGGTAGTACTCCAGAACCTCGCTCAGAATCCCTTGGAACCTTTCGGAACCAATGAATTCTTGAACGATAAGGTCGAACATCCGAGAGAAGAGGTGATCATGCAGCAGCATAAGTTCTTCTGCTGCAGATTTCACACTCCCCTCATCGTGATCGTCATTGTTCACGACTCGCCACCTAGCAACTTGGTGACGAGCAGGTCGCTCGAAGCGGAGTATTGGGTCTTAAACCCAGTGTACACCGCCAGAGCTTCGGTCGCCGTGTATCCGGCCGGAGGGATGTCAAAGACCATGTAAACTGACATGGCAACTTTGACGTTCTCCGCCGGCTTAAACGGATCCGTTGTGACCTTGGACGTGTCGAGACGCAGCATCCTTCTCGTCCGCTTCGCATAGGTATGCGACGCGGAGAGCTTGATGAGCCCGTCCGAACTCACGTACTCACTTTCGTCGTCACCCACGCTTACGCGTGGGAGCGGCGTAGTGACCGCGGAGATCGTGACGGTCTGCGGATCGGCAAATGACATAGGCATCACTCCTAAGGAGACCAGCTACGGTCCCCCTGCTGGCGTTTAAACGCAGGGTAGTTCAACTACCTCAGCTCCTGGATAAACCAAGAGCTGCAGCAATGGCCAACTGGCGATCAGTAAATCGATCCCAGCTAAGGCCGAACCCAAAGGGAGTTGCCCTCCTTCTTTTCTTCACCTCAGTGGTGTAAGTCAAGATGGAAGGTCGTTGAGGAGACAGGAAACCTGTATCCCCAATGAATGTATAGGTATCACGAACAATTGAATGTTCCATGATATACCCATACAACAACACCTGACCGTCGCTAGCCCAGTCCTGCAGGTTACCTAATAGGTCACCTACAGGGACGAACCAGTCAACGGCCCAACTCCAAGGGGACAAGTTCCATAAAGTGCTGGGAGTCAGCTCCAAACCGAAAATTTCTTTCGCTTTGGACACCTCTCTCGGATTTCCACCCACATCAAGTGGGAGGTGATACGAGAAGGCACCTGAAAACCAGCGCTTAACACTCGTTTCACGAGTGCGAAGAACTTGCCCCTTATTCGCCGTAGTTTTACGCAACTCACTTCCATCGTACAATGCAAAAGCATTGACGTTGTTATGAGAAATCGTATCGCTACGGGAATTAGTTGGTGAGAGATCTAGTCTCCTACGGACCACCTTACCCGCGTCACGCTTATACTGTCTAATGACAGCATCAGCGCGAATTATGGCATCCATTGTTTTCTGGATGTCAGCGACTAAGGGTTTCCATCCAAACTCGACGTTCAAGTATTCCGATCCGACTGAATTTTTCAGCCGGGCGGCACTTGATTCCCAAAGTTCGGCTCCAATTCTACTTGGAGCACCGTCCTTTAGGAGTTCGCCGAGAGTGGTGGAAAGGTCCACAAGAGCATTGGTAGGCTTGCAAGCCGCAATGGCCTTAGTTCCGAATACTTCAAGGGCACCTGTGCCCGATGAAGCATCCGGAGGCCATCCCGGTGCAAGAGCGAAGGGAACGTACGGACCCACATACTTTGTGGATCTTTGTAAGAACCCTCCGATGAGTTCTGCACCTGTGAAAGTAACTTGCTTTCCATCACTGGAAGCAAATTGCTTCATGGTGTAGAAATCCCCACCAATATCACCC